TAAGACAGCCGTCTGTGTTCCAAAGGCATAGTGGAGAAGTTCACCAATAATGACCCAAAACAAGAAGTGAAGAAGGACATTACCCCCAAACTCCCACGATGTGTAGACTGCGAGAAGGATCGTCAACGAGGTGTCGGCAACAGCTATGCCCATGAACCGATAGGAATGTGCGCCTGTGCCCGGTGCGCCAAAGATATTTGCATACGGACAGCTCATTATATCTACGCAAACCTAAAACGAGCCAAGTAGACCGTCATGCAGTATGCCACCACGCTCAACACAAACACCCACCACCAGACTGGGAAGACAGTCGCTTCTTTATCCTCGACTCCGAAGGGGCGAATTCTGCCCTCACGCCCGAACGCTACGGACGGCTTGAGATACAGAAAGGCTGCCATCAAAAACAGATAGATGGACACCATCCAGATGCGGTGATTTTTCCTGGTCAGCGGCTCCATTATCAAATACCAGGTAAAAACAATGTCCTTCGTGCTTCCGAACCGGAAAGCGTTCGCGGACTACATTACTCGCATCTTTCTGAAATACCGCAAGGAAGACCGCGATCCTCTGGATGCCGAAGACAAAGACGCTGACTTATGCCTGAAGCAGTCGAATGCGAGAGAGATGTTTCCCTATCAGAAGCTGATCCGGGATTATCTGATGATCGAAACGCCGTATCGGGGTATTTTGCTCTACCACGGCTTGGGATCAGGCAAGACATGTACGTCCATCGCGGTGGCGGAGTCTCTGATGAGCTACAAGAAAGTGTGGGTGCTGACTCCTGCGTCTCTTCAGCAGAACTACCGGTCGGAGCTGCGCAAGTGTGGTGACCCTATCTACTCCTTTGAGCAGCACTGGCGGGAGAAGGGATTGAATGAGCAGTCGCGAGCGGAAGCCAAAGCACTGAACATCTCCGATGGATTTCTGGATCGTAACGGCAAGTTTTTTGTGACCATCGCAGGGGAGAACCCGAACTACAAGGATCTGCCCAAGACCGCTCAGGATATTATCAAAGCCCAGATCGAGGATATCATTGGGCAGCGCTTCAATTTTATCAACTACAACGGACTGAGCTCCAAGAACATTGATAAGTTTGTGCCCGCTCCGGATGCCGAAGGTCGCTTTGCGGCAAATCCCTTCAACAATTGCGTGGTCATCATCGATGAAGTCCACAATCTGATCTCGCGTATCGTGAACTCCTCGGAGATTGCTCGGCGGTTATACGATGCTGTCTACAAGGCTACGGATTGTAAGATCGTTGGTCTGTCCGGCACACCAGTGATCAACCGCCCCAACGAGATCGCCTATCTGATGAACCTTCTGCGTGGTCCGATTGAGCGCATCACCATTCCCTTTGTGAAGGCAGCGTCATGGGACGAGGAGAAGATGAAGACTGCGTTCAAGGCGCTACCGGACGTGGATACCATCGAGTTCAACGCAGTCAAGAAGTATGTGATGGTGACACGTAATCCTCCTCACTTCCGATCAGTGTATAACGAAGCCGGTGATCGTATTGCCGTCCAGTATAAGAAGGACATTCCGTTTGTGCCGCTAGCCGCTGACTGGGTCAAGACATTCGACAAGAAGATTGCGGGGGAGATCGGTTCAGAAGTAGATGTAGAGCGCGTATCTACGGAGAATCTGGAGTGTCTGCCCACCAAGTTTGAGGAGTTTGCCAACATGTTTCTGGATGGACTGAACATCAAGAATGCCTTGCTGTTCGGAAAGCGTATTCAAGGGTTGGTGTCCTATTTCAAAGGCGCAGATGAGCGCTTGATTCCGAAACGCGTGGAGGACGACAAGATGCTGGAGAAGGTGGTCATGAGCCCGGAGCAGTTTGTGCAGTATCTCGATGTCCGGTTTGCCGAGATCAAGCAGGATGCGAAGAAGGCTCTGAGCATGAACGACGACGGCGGATCCTACCGCGTGATTTCCCGCTTAGCCTGTAACTTTGCTGTGCCTCCTGAACTGAAGCTGTTGACCAAGAAGGTCGACAAGGAATATAACGACATTGTGAAGGAAACCGATGTGCCTGACAAGCCTGAGATTCTGGCAGCTTTGAAAGCCAACCCCAAGAAGTATCTGAGCGCAGAAGCCTTAGAGAAGTATAGCCCCAAACTGCTGAAGATGTTGGCAAATATCGAAGAGACTCGCAAGATGGGCGGAGAGGACTGGGCAAATCAGTTCGTCTATTCGCAGTATCGTCAGCTTGAAGGTCTGGGCGTGTTTGCTGCGATTCTGGATGCGAATGGCTGGCAGCCGTATAAGATCACCAACAAGAATGGTCAGTGGGTTGAAGATGAGATGTCTGACAAGCCTGCGTATGCCTTCTTCTCCGGCGAAGAGAAGGAAGATCAGCGCGAACTGATGCGCCAGATTCTGAACAAGCGCTACGAGAACAGCTTTCCGGCTAGTCTGAAGACGAGCATTGAACAGCGTGGAAAGAAGCTGCTGTGTTTGCTGATGGCAACCTCCTCCGGCGCAGAAGGTATTACGTTAGCCAATGTTCGTCATGTCCACATCATGGAGCCGCACTGGACTCCGGCTCGCCACGATCAGGTCATTGGACGTGCGATTCGTATCTGTTCTCACGCCACACTGCCCATGGCTGAGCGCACTGTGCGGATTAGCTTTTACATTTCCGTGATCTCGCCAGCACAGTCCAAGGGTGTCGAAGGACCGAACGTGGTGGCTGTCCGCAAATCCGACGTGGAGCTGAAGCGATATGAAGGTGAACCAGCTGTGGAAACGTTTATGTCCACAGATGAATACCTGTATGAGAAGGTCTATGAGAAAGACAAGGTCAATCAACGGATCTCCGTGTTGCTGAAGCAGGCTGCGGTGGATTGCGAAGTCCATCGTAAGCTCCACTCGCGTGAGAAGCCGCAGATCTCGTGTATGCGGTTCGATACCACAGCCACCGGCGAGGATCTTGCGTTCAAGCCCTCCATCAAGACCGATGATCTGGATGAAACGTATCTGCGTAACATGACCCGCAAGAAGCGGCGGCTCCAGAAGCTGAAGATCAAGGACATCGTCTACTTCATGGATCCCGACACCAAGGAGATCTTTGATGGTCAAGCCTTCGAGGACAACAATCGGTTACTGCGCATCGGCACCAAGATCTCCGAGACGCAGATTAAATATTGGCTGGGGTAGTAATAAATGGCTAGTCAAAAGGCAGTATTTACACCGCCAAACACTGAAAAAAAGTTAAAAGTGAATGTCGAACAGCGCCCTGACGGGATTAGGATTTTTTTTGATCAAGGGGATAAGATAGAGGATGCTGATATTCCCCACGAAAAAGCAATTGAGTTCGAGGATGAACGGGAATATTTATTCTATAGTAATGATGAATATGAAAAACTCAAAACAGATGGTAAACTTATTGTAACGCCCCCGGAGTCTGGCGGTCGTCGCAAGTCCCGCCGCGTTAAGAAGCGCCGCGCAACTCGGAGAGCCAAGAAGCACACACGTCGGTCCAGGTTTTGAACTTCATGTCAGCAATTGCCGCGCGCATCTTGGTGTAGTTTGCCAAGGTCGTATCCATCGCGTCCGTAACATCTGACGGATCAAATGACGGCGCGCTCAGTCCAAGCGGCATGCCCGCAGCCTGGTAGACAAGCGGACCGGGGCGGATATACGTTGCCACGCTGGTGGGCAGAAAGGAACGATACGAGCCTACATCCGTCACAATCTGCGGAGCGCCCGTATACAGGTGCTCGAGCTGACACAGACCGAAGCCCTCGCCATCCGAGGTGTTGATACCGATATCGCACATATTGTAGATCTGATTGATGCCCTCATCATTCAGCGTATTCGGAGGGGCTGTATCCACAATTGCCATCCGCTTGCCATAGATATTCAGATCGAGCCCAGCGCGGGTAAGCTGATCGTGGAAGATCCGCTGAATGTCGTAATGCGCACCCTTCTGCGGATCAACAGCCGTCACCATGAGAAGCCAGAGCGGCTTGTCCTGATGCCGCTTCAGAAGCTCCACAAAGCCCATGATGGTCAGATCCTGACGCTTCCGCTGGCTATTTCGGTTCGCATTCAGGAACACAATCGCCTCAGGAGGAAGACCCACATTCTTACGGAGAGCCGACCGAGCCGCAATTGGAAGGTTGGAGAAGATGGTCGAGTCCACTGCGTGCTCCATCACAAGCGGAGCTGCTCCACCATACTCTGCGAACGTCTTGGCCCAGGAATCGGTGAAGCAAA